ATTGGCGAAATCTCGCGGTAGAGGTTTGTAGAGGTATTTTGCTCTAAGTGATTGTTTTCATTAGACGTTGCACAAAAAATGTTTCTACGGGTCCTCTCTCTGTTTTTTCTAGAGAGAAATGATTAGAGTTCGGTGTTGGTGTAAGTCTAATTCTGTCTCAATATGAGACGATTTTATTGTTGTTTTTTTTTTTTTTTTTTTTTCATAAACAACTACTCTATAGAATGCTTCATTCTATAGCATTTTCTCTATAGATAGAAAGCTCCTGAAAATCTAAGCCCCCGTGTAGAAACATTTTATTTTCAACTTTCAACGATTTCAATGGGTTGGGAGAAAATACCTCTACAAACCTCTACACGGCCATTTTCCTTGATCCTTGTAAGCTCCTTTTAATCAAAAGGATAGAGGCACTTTCTCTTGGTGCCACCAGTGCATAACATTGCATAAGGTGTAGAGGTTTCGAGGTCTAACTTTTTTCCCCTTTATTGAAAGAAGGATTTCTTGAACTTTTCGTAAATATCGAAAAGTTGAAAATGCCCTCTGAGGTTTTAAGCTCTTTCTTCCCTTTCCTCTTCCCTCCTGTATTCTTCCTCTAGCCACTCTGAGGGGGTGATGGTGCCGTTAAACTCTTCCATACATTTTGGTCAGAGCAAAAGGTGAATGGGGAGGCATCTGGGGGAATGGGTTGGGTGCAGTTTGGGCAGTAAAGACTCGGTGAATTGGGTTTATTGGTTATTTCTGTAATTGGCATTGGGTGGGCTCCTGTTTTTTGTGGTTTGGCTTCATGAGGGGGGTTTTTCCTGGCTCTCTCCCCTTTACCCTGCCTCATATTTTTATCTTCCTTCCTGGCCTGTGAACCAGATATAAAGGACGGCAATTATTATGCCTACAATGTTACTGTTCTCCTCTTATAAAAAGGCAGTCTAAAGGGGATTCGGTGAAGTGGGATTGAATCTCTTTAAGCTCTTGGATTAACTTATTGTAATGGGTAACTGCATCTTCTAGGAGGGGGGCTTGTTCTATGGCACGTTTATTCCTCTCTGCATCAAGAAAGTGGCATTGATTTGTTTCTATGAATGCAGTGTGATTGTAGATATGTCCCTCTATGCCGAAGCTATAGGGAAGATAGATTGTTATGTGATCATCAAAGGCTAAACCATTCCCCCACATTTGGATTGAACGGGAGTAGGTTCTTTGATCGTCCCAGTAGTAAGTGTATTGGGGGAGAGCCTTTTTAATAACTGTCATTATTCTCTTGGTTATCTCCTTCCCCTCAAATTGCTCCATAATGGAAGCTACGTCACAGATTATCCCGTAATGAACTTCTCTTTCTTTTATAGCGTCTAGCATCTTCTTTTGTGTGGTATTAAAATCAATCTTTTTCATGCTTTAACCTCCTTTCGTTTAACTACTACGTCTTCGATAATGCGTGCTAGGGTTTCAGACGCGATCTCATCAAAAGCACCTGTCCCTTGGAAAATCCTAAAGACTTCAAGCATTTCTTTCTCGTTTAAAATGTTATCTCTCCCCTCAAATTGCTCTATTGATTCAATCGTTTCAAAGTCCCAATATTGATACGAAACTTTTCCGTCAATAATATCTTGTTTGATTTCTTCCAGTTCGTCCCATTGAAATTGGCTCATTTTATTGCTCCTTAGTTAAATTAAAGTTTATAGAGGTTTAAAGTAAAAATTATAACCTCACTGGCATAAGAATTGCCGTTGCCGTTGTTCCTTTCCCATCATCGGCGGTTACTACCATTGACAGATGCTCTCCTAGTTTTTTGATACCATTCTCCTCATCCATTCCGTCTTTTTTCAGATAAAGAGTGATGCAGTGATCTTTTTCCTCATACTTTTCTAAAAGCATACAGACCTCTTTTAAATAGCGGGCATTGACTCCTACCCTTTGATATTGGTCTGGATTTTTAAAATCTGGAATCACTTGCTCATAACTTGGAAACTTGCTGTCAACAGTTCTAGCCTCTACATTTTCGGTATTATCCAAGTCCGTAGTTTGGCAGATTACTTTATCAGGATGCCCGGTTGGTACTACCTTTAAACCGATAGCCGCATTTTCTAGCACAGGTAAATCAGGTTTCTTAGGGATATTTTTTAAGGCTTTTTCGATGGTAGGGCGGTGAACGATAAAAGGCTTATCGTTTTCACTCCATTCCACGCCATTAGCCTGCCATTCCACCCCTTCCTCTGGCTCTGATTCAACATAGACAAGGCGGTGCCCATCGGTGGCCACCGTTTTATTGCCATCAAATAGAAGACCATACAAAGCCTGTCTCGATGGGTCTGTGGATGAAAATTTAATGATTTCTAGTTGTTTCTTATTGAATAATCGCATTAGTATTGCTCCTTAGTGTTAAATATAGTGTTTTCTTTTGATAAAGGTGAACTCAAATCTCGTCGGGTTCGATTGAAACTATCATGTCTACTTTGAATGTTTCTATAATCTCCCAATTTTCAAAATCATCGTGGTATTCATTGAGGAAGCTATTTGCTAATTCTTGTGCCTCTTCTTTTGTGTAAGCCGTGATTGAAACGGGGGCGTGTTGGGTGCATATTCTACTTAGCGTTACTTTGTATAAAGTTTTCTTTTTAAGGTGGGTCATTGTTCTAATCTCCTTTTGGTTAATATCCTTGATAATGTTCAAGATTGAGAGTCCTCAATTAATTCGTCTCCAAAGGCTTCGATTTCTGTCCCATCAGAAAACTTAATTATAAACATAGGTGCACATTCAAGGTCTATTTCTGGGGGTTTCATTTCCCTAATAATTGTACAGGTTTGCCCGTCATGGTCTGTATATATCTTGTTGTGGCTATATTGTGTGGCTGAACTTATAAATCTCATTGGAAGTCCTCTCCTTTTATGGGGTTAGGATAAGTGGAGATAAAACACTCTAAACAGATATGGGACTCTCCTAGTTGGTCAAGGGTTACTAGACTTAGGGCTGGGTTGTGACAATCATCGCACTCTTGTGTATTATGGTAGAATGTAGAACAATTGATGAATAGCATTCTTATATGTTGTTCTTTATTCATATCTTACTCCTTTTGTTTTGTTGGAGATTCTAAAGTTTTTCGCTTGCTATCATCCCGTCAACATAATCCCCTTCAATAACTCGAAAGGTTATTGCGTCACTAAATCCCTGTTCTCGCATTGCGGCTTGTCCCTCTTCTATAATTTTGTGAACTGGTTTGTTGTCGGGGTTCTCGATAACTCCTATTGAACCATTTCTATGCCATTTATAAGCTATCATTTGCATAATTCAATCCTTTGTTATGGATAAGTATGCTCTGCACAATAATACTTGTATTCTGGTAAATCCTTAGTTCTATGGTTTCCTTCCTTATCTATCTTAGTCCTAAACATAGCGTCTTCTTTGCATTCGGTTAATATCTTTCCATTCTTCAGAAAAGGTGCACTTCTTTGGCATTTTCTTGGAGTGCGCCCCCCGACTATCTTCTGCCACATTGTGGGTTTAATCATGATTCAATCCTCTTCTTTTCTCCAGTTACCTTGGAATTCACTATGGTCAATGATATCCATCCATTCCTCCATATCTCTTTGGTCCAGTTGGATAGCCCCTCTTTTCTCATCCCAGACTTGGAAATCAGGGTCAAAGTTTTCGAGGAGGCACTCCTGGGCTTTGTTATTGAGAGGTTTTAGGTAGTACCGACCCCAGAATCGCGGGGCAGTGTCTCGTGATACCTCAAAGTCAAACTCTATCTTTTCGTTGCTTTTCATGACTTTCATAATGATGTTCCTTTTAAGTTTTGTTAGAAAAAGTTCCAAATTAGTGAACCTGTCATAAGACCTATGAGGAAGCCTAGGACAAGAGCGTAGTTTAAAGTAGGTTTATGGAGGGTCATTTCAAGTATCCTTATTTGTTAATTCTCTTCGCATTTTAGGCGTTCTCCTGGATATAATTTTAAGATCATCATAGCCTAGGGAGATGAGTTCATTTAATAAAGGTTGGTACTCTTCCTTGGTTGCTTTCTTAGTTATGTTTTGTAAGAGGTCGGGGGCACAAGGCCCGTGTTGTCCTATGTGTTGATAAGATTCAAGGTTGCCACGGTTATCTGATAGAATTTTTGGAAATATAGCTATGATATCTCCACCTTTGTTAAACTTTCTAAATATTATTGGAATAGTCATTATTTAAATCGTATCCTCGAAAATGAAGTTAGTAATACGTTATAGGTTTAGTTGATTTTATATAATCTACAGCATCTTGAAAGTATTTAAAGTCTTTGTTACCAGACCCAAACTCAGATACTAAATGGAAAACCCTTTCCCTATCAAAATCTAAAATATCTTCGATATACCAAGTATTTTCCCTTTTTGTGAAATCTTTTTCTTTGTAATATCTAAGGGCTTCATTCTCTCCCTCTTTCTCTTTCTTTTTCACTGGGATTTCTGGGAATTTAGTATCATCTATTTTTCTAATGTGGAGGCCCCAATAAGGAATATCAATAAATTTCCAACCTGAAGGAAGTTTTATATCTCCCTCTTCTAGTAAAATAGTAGTGAAGTTGTGACCTTTGTGAGGCCATTTATTACCATAAGAGTCTTTTGTTTTTAGTTGGGCTTTTATGCAATCTCTCTCGGTGAACTTTACTGTTTCCATATTAATCTCCTTTTGAAAGGCTCTTAGAATGTTTAAATGCTACAACTAATATAAGTCATTGTGAAGAGCTTGTCAAGTAGATATTGAGATGATGTTAGAGTTTTTTAAAGATTGTATAAAAGGGCTAGAGTTCTATAGTCCTGTAAAGTCGATAGACTCGTTAAGGTCGCAACATATAATCCAGAATACTTTTAGTCTGTTCTCAACGTGATCTTGTAATTCCTCTTCCTCCCAAGACCCAAACTCGATTAAGTAGGGGATAGCCCACTCGGGGGGGAAGTCAAAGTCTAACTGTTCAATCCAATGAGTAACGCTTACTATAGCATCCTGTCCACCGATACTGCAATCCTTAATTGCCTCACTTGGGATACTACCTACTTTGTACTCCTTTGTATCATAGAAGAATTTATTCATTGTTAAAGCCTGTTAAATGGTTAAATGCTATAACTAGTATCTTAAGTCTTTGTTATGGGTTTGTCAAGTATTAAATGCTTCAAGATGGTAGATAATAGTTAGTTGGCTACTCCTTATATCTAAGTATATGCAATAGATGTGCCAATGCTCACTCGAGTGGGGAAATGTGGGGAAATTAGTTTTAAATCCCCGATTTTCCCTCTCTAAAAATATTTCTACGAGAGAGACTGTTGCTACATACATGTTATGAGGAATTATAGCATTTAATCGGGAGGATGTCAATTTATGTTGACTATGACAATATAGGCTTACTAGTATCACTTTGGGCTATGTCTAAATAGGCTATGCCCATTTTGTCAAGTGCTAAATTTATCTTGACTTATTGCTTTATATTTGCTATATTGTTATCATGGGAGAGGCTACTTTTTATCCCTTACTACCGTCATAATACTGTTGTAATACTGTTGTAATACTGCTACAATACTGCTACAATACTGTCATGACACTACGGGCTATGTCAAATTTGTCTATGACAACTTGGGCTATCACATTTACTTTCAGAAAGCATGCTTATGTTACATATACACATTAGATGTTGATTTACTGTTAATGTAAAGCCTGTAACAAAGTGATTCTATGTGTGAGAAAAGAGATTCTATGTGTGAGAGGAGAAGCTTCCAAGAATAAAAAAACAAATAAATAAACTCCCTCTCCTACATCCTAACCTCCATCCTTTCAACCACTTCCTAAGAAATAAACCTCTAACCCCCCTCTCCTCCAACCACCCTCCCCTTGACATCCCCCACCCTTCCCCTTACACTATAGTAAGCTCAGTTATTGCCCCACCTAAATCCTAGAAGGAGTACAAAAAATGGCCGATACGGTAGTTACTTCCTTAACAGAAAGCTTCCTAAAAATATTCGATGCTGTAACAGATTTAGGGAAAAGCTTCACGATACAAAATAACACCTTAGTTGATATTGTCTTTTTGAAGAAGGACACTGTTCCAGTAGCAGGAGAGAAGGGACTTATCCTTGGAGCGGGCAAAGCTGGGGCTGTCTTGGATGTCTCTGAGGATGTCTACTTCCGAGCTACAAACTCTAGAGGGGCAATTCTCACTAGCGATGAGAGAACTTAGGTTGGTAGGATTCTTCGAAAATACTATAGGCAATAATCTAGTGAGGGTGCTGGAATGACAATACTAATTCCTGATATAAGTTTGATTGGTGGAGAAAGTGGAGGTGGGACTGGGGCTTTTCCTGTAGAAAATTTCACCGGTACAGCCAAAAACCTTGTTGTTGCTGATAATCTAACGTTCTTTGTGATGAGTAATGTGGCAACTCAAACTGTCACCATTCCTGAGAATACTTCTGAGGCTTTTCCGATCAGTGCTGAGATGGTGTTTCTAAGGGAAGATACAGGAATAGTTACCTTTGCTGTTTCCGGAGCGGCTGTTCTTCAATCAAGGGATGCGTTGGTTACGATCAATGCCCAATATTCTGCGGTCACTCTTAAAAAAATTGATACCGATGAGTGGCGGTTGTTTGGGGACCTGGCATGAGTAAAAAAGCAAATAATTATAGCACTTTATCCTAGTCTGGAAAAAATATGCTTATCCAAATAGATGTAGAGGTTGGTGGTGGAGGCGGTGGTGGAGGAACAGGCGCTTTTACTGTAGAAGTTTTTCTTGGGATAACTCTAGGCCTTAAAGGTGATGATAATTTAAAGTTCTTTGTGATGGATAATGCGTCAGAGCAAAACCCCATTGTTTCTAGTATAACTACTTTACCGATTGGTGCTGAGATAGAGTTTATAAAGCAGGGTACTGGACCTACTATTCGCTTTACCGCTACTCCACCTATGGTTATTCGATCCAGGGGCGGGTTGATAAAGATTGATGCCCGATATTCTACAGCTACACTTAAAAAAGTTGCTGTCGATGAGTGGAGATTGATAGGGGATTTGGTATGAGTATAGGAATAATCGCCTCGCAGGCCTTTTCGCCTAATAAACTTTCTGGATTGAGGCTTTGGTTGGATGCGTCAGACCTGGGTACGATTATAGAATCTGGCGGGGATGTGAGCCAATGGAACGATAAAAGTAGTGATAATAACGATGTCACACAGGCCACGGGTAGCAAGCAGCCTAAAACAGGGGTGGATACCATTAATGGCGTAAATGCCATAACCTTTGACGGGGTAGATGATTTTTTACAACGTATAACCTTCACAGGAGGAGCAATAACCCGGCCCGACACAATTTCTATCGTCTGGGAACTTATTGCTTTACCGACTATACTTGACGGAAAGATCGTAGATGGGGGTGCGACCGGAAGTAATCGGCAGGTTATTGAAATGGATGAGGCTACTGATAAATGGCAGATGTTTGCAGGAAGTTTTGCCTTGGGGAGTGTTATACCCATTGATACACCTTTCATCACTTCATCACTGTTTGATGGGGCTTCTTCTGAAGGACATATTAATGGTGTACTAGATATTAGTGTAACTACTGGTACTAACAATTTAAATGGTATTACGATTGGAGGAAGGTTTAATGGAGTAGGGCTTTTAAATGTAAAAATAGGTGAACTAATTATACATGATCGGGCTTTTTCTACTGCTGAAAGGTTAGAAATGCAAAATTATTTGGTTAATAAATGGAGAGTAAATCTTTCTTTCCCGCTTGATTTTAGTGAGGATTTTTCAGAGGATTTTAGTTGATGTGGGATTTTAAATTTAACAAGCTTACAGGTAAATAATTATGGCAGATACCGAGAGAACCAAAGCACAGCTTTTAACTATATATGCAGATGGGCAACTTCCAGGGTCTATTGATCCTCAGGATATGCGTGATTATGTCGTAACTACGGAAGCAAATACCCGGATTTCCACCGGTTTGATTGACGGAGGAGAGGTAACTATCAATGTGGATGATACTAAATTTGATATTGCGGCTGGATCGGGGATTTACGTAGATAATTTTACCGATCCACTCAATCCTGTTAGGATACCGGTTTCATGGAGTGCGTTCACTGCCGTGACTGTTACTGCTATTGGCTCACAGCAAGGAACGGAGATGGGTCTTGATTTGTCTTCGGGTACTGCCGTAATAGTCCAGCAAGCGGCCCGGTTTTCCGTAGCACAAACGAGAGTGATTGTCTCGTTGGGTTTTTTAATTCATCCGACTGGGATTATATTGAGTGTTTTCTCGGAATATAGTTTTGTTTTGGATGTACAAAAAACTCTTAGGGATTTGTCTCGTTTTATCAGGATCATCAATGTTTCCGGCAACGGCTTTGGCCCTAATGGGGCGAATCTACAAATAGACAAAACAGTCGGAGAATCTTTTATTCCAGGTATCAATTATCTTGTTAGCAAACAAGCACCCAATAACATGACCGATCCATTGTTGACGGCACCTAGTTGGTTTTATCTGTTTCAGGATGGAATGGGTGGTTTTGATTTTCTCCCAGGTATAACTTCAATTGATCCAACTAAATATGACGATGGATCGGGAACTCTCGCCGGGGTAGGAAATAATGAGTTCACCATACAACGCATCTGGTTTTTCACAGTACAGAATGGCGTTGTTATTCAATTCGGGCAAACACTTTTTTCAACTTTCGATGATGCTGTCGCGGCTATTAATACCGAAACGGTTGTCTTTGGACCTAATTTGGAGGATGGGTTCCGTTGCTGGCTAATAACAAAAGGAAATACAACTGATTTAGAGGCTGATGTGGCTGCAGGGAACGCTATATTTATCAATGCTGGTAGATTTGGGGATGTTTTTAGGATGTAAGTGCATAGAATTTTATTGACCTTTGTTAGATGAAGTAAAGAATAAGAAGTAGTATAACTCAGACAGAAAGTTTAGAGGGTAGGATTATGACTCAAGTTGACCATGATAAAGATGAAGGAGCTAACGTAGAAACTAGAGTGCTACTCTCTGAGAAAGAAATAGAAGAGAAGCGTCAATCGAAGCATTATGAGATGATCTATACTTATGTTAGAACAGGGTTAAGTAACAGAGAATTGGGGAACATGTATGATATCTCAGAAGCTCATATACAACATATCAAAAGGACTTCTCTTTGGAAGAATGAAGAGGAACTTTTAAGAGCTTCTATGAGGAGAGATAATCAAGTTAGAATTGATCTCCTTGTTCCTATTGCTATTGATACCATCCAAGATGTTATGGAAGATGAGAGTAATTCTTCTACGGCTAGGGTAAACGCTGCTGGCAAAGCTCTAGAGATCGCAGAGTATGGTAGGGCTAAACCTGAGGGAGGAGTGGGAGGAAGGAATGTTACTCTTAACTTGACAAGGCCAGGATGGGATAAGGGAGGAGAGGGAAAGGGAGATACTATTAATATTCAGGTCAACGTAGATTGATGATCCAGACGGGGCACGAAGTGCCATCGTTGAGTCTGAGTAATTCTTATTAAAAAAAGGAAACCAGAAAAAGGAGACAAGATTATGTCACAGGATTTAGGTTCTAAAAGAGGGATGGATACTGGTAGAAATTTGGGATCAATGGCACCCATGGGCATAAGTGAGAGGTCGAATAATCCTGAGAAGGGAAACACCCCTGGTCCACTCCAGAGTGTAGGTGAACAGAATAAGATGGCTGGAAAGGCTGGAGGAGTAGGTAAAGATAAGAGGATGAGCTAATGCCACTAACGCGTACCCCCAGGAGTAGGTCGCACACGAAAAACTAATAAAATCAATAGTTTAAATAAAAAAAGGGGCGATTTGGTCGCCACCTATATGCAGGGGGAGTGGAAAACAAAGGTAAAAAATGGAGGAAATGAGCATGGATAATATTAGAAGGGTGGATGCGTTTGGCAACACAGAAGGGCATCCTAGTAATAAAGTTTATAGTGGGGATATGGTAGATGAGAGAGAGGCTCCTGAGGGATGTACTCCTTATGAGGATGCTTGTCGTGTTCCTGTGTATGGGTCTTCTACAGGAGAGGTGGAAGAGGTAACAGAGAAGAGGGTTAAGCATAACTTTATTAAGAAGGCGGGAAACTTTGGAAGCGACTGTCACAGATAATGTGCCTGAGGTGGATGGAATATCTCTAAGCTCAATTATCCCTCCTTCTCCCATTGATACTCTCTATGGGAAGAAGGGACCTACAGATAAGCAGATTATCTTTAGAGATGCTCCTGAGAAGTATAAGCTTTTTGGAGGGGGATTGGGAGGAGGTAAGAGTTGGGCTTTGTGTGCTGAGGCTCTCAGGTTTACGCTGATGTATCCGGGGAATTACGGATTTATCTGTAGAAGTGAGGCATCTGCTTTTAAGAAATCTACGCTCAAGCACCTCCTCTCAAATATTGCCTATCTTGAGAAGCTTTCAAAGGAGCAGGGTGGGCCTAAGCTATTGGTGAAGCATCATATTCAAGATATGGTGTTGACCTTCTTTAACGGTTCCGTAATCCTTTATGGGGGACTCGGTACTACTGTAGAGGATCAGGAGAAGATTAAGAGTACGGAATTTGGATGGTTTGCTGTAGATGAGGCTGCTGACCTTAACGCTGAGATTGCAAGGATGTTGAAAGGTAGGTTGAGGCTGGTTCTACCCGATGGGACGAGGCCACGATACTTTGGACTCTTTGCTTCTAATCCCGCACCTGGATGGTTAAAGGATGATTTTGTAACTCCACAGATAGAAGGGTATGCTAAGGAAGATCATCTTTTCGTACCGAGTCTTGTTAAGGATAATCCCTACCTGCCTCCGGGTTACTTGGAGGAGTTGATAAGGGACAATCCTAAGAGTTGGGTTAAGAGATTTGTTAATGGAAGTTGGGATGCTGTAGAAGGGCAGATATGGCCTGAGTTTGATAGGAATGTCCATGTATATCCTAATGAGAACTCAGATGCAGTTATTGACCCACCTCCTCTTGGTGGAATGCTTAAAAGTATTGGGGGCTTGGATCATGGTAGAGTCAATCCCACTTGCTTTCTAGGAGCTTATGTAGACGGAGATGATAATATCTTCATCTATGATGAGTATTACTCAAAGGGTATCATAAGTGACCATTGTGCCGGGATTCATGCTACCTTTGATATAGATAATTTTGAGTACATAGATGCTGATCCCAGCGTAGGAGCTAGAAATCAAGATAAGAATGGGGAGTTGTGGAGTAATGAGGATGAGTATAGAGAGTATGGATTAAACCTCAGTATGGGAAATAATCAGGTAGAGGTTGGGATTAATAGGGTTGCGGAGTATCTGAGGGTAAGGAAGGATCATATAAACCCTATTACGGGAGATAAAGGTGGTCCTCGTGTCTACATATCGAAGAGATGCGTCAATTTGATAAGGGAGATAGGTGAGTATATTTGGGAAAAGAGCGCTGATACTAAGAATGATCCCAAAGAGAAGCCTAGGAAGAAGAACGATCATGCGTGTGACTCTTGGAGGTATCTCATTATGAGTAGACCAAGTCCTTTTGCAGTTGAGCTGATAACAGAAGCAAAGCTAGGCACTTTTGACTATTATTATGAGAGGTTAAGGGTTAAGAGAGAGAGGAATACTCAACTAATCTAGCATTTGTTGAAAAATCAACTCATTCGATCCTTTTAACCATAAGGCTAATTTAAAAGGCTTGGTTAATGCGTAAATTCATTGACTTGTTTTGCGGTATTGGAGGTTTCCATATTGCATTGCAAAAGCAGGGTATGGATTGTGTTTTTTCCAGCGACATAGACGAAAAAGCACGTACCGCATACTATCAAAATTTTGGGGATAAACCAGAAGGGGATATAACTAAAATCCCGGAGCGAGATATCCCTGCTCATGATATCTTATGTGCTGGGTTTCCGTGTCAATCTTTTAGTATTTCAGGAAAAAAACTAGGGGTTAACGATACTAGGGGTCGGCTATTCTATGAAATAGTCCGAATTGCAGAGTACCACCAGCCTAGCATTTTGCTTTTGGAAAATGTAAAAAATATTGTGTCTGTTGACGGTGGAAAAACTCTCAAGATAATTGAAAAAAAGTTGGATGAGGCCGGTTATGAAATGAATCTCTCTACACTCAATGCTTCTAATTTTGGGATTCCTCAAAAAAGGGAACGGACTTATTTTGTGTGTCTGCGAAAAGATATCTCTAACTTAAGCTACCGTCCTCCGAAGGGAAATTTTAAACACATCTATTTGGAAAACATTCTTGAGAAGCAGATAGACAATAAGTTGTATATAAATAGAAAGGATATTTTCTTTAAAGAAAATCCAATCTTAGGGTATCACTTAAAACCAGTGAGAGTTGGAATAGTGAATAAGGGAGGCCAGGGGGAGCGCATATACAGTACGAAAGGTCATGCCATTACATTGTCCGCCTATGGTGGTGGGGTTGGGGCAAGAACAGGTCTATATCAAACAGAAAAAGGTATTCGTAGATTATCAATCGTTGAGTGTAAACGGGTAATGGGATTCAGCGATAACCACTATGTTAGTAATGGTATGAGGGGTTACCAAGAATTGGGAAATGCTGTCATTCCAAAGATGATTGAAAGTGTTTACCATTCAATCAGGGAAAGGAAGGCATAGGTAAAAAATGGCTAGAAGAAATCGAAGGAATAGAGAGAGTGGATTTAACAAAGGGACTAATGTGACCCCGCTCTATGAGGAATGGAGTAGTAAGATTAAGGATAGGCAGACTTTCTTTGATAAGAAGAAGGGAGTAGAACTTAAGAGTTATAGGAATGCCTATGAGGGTAGAGATACAGATATCAATGTTGATAACATTAGTAGGGGGAATGTTAGGAATAATATGGTTTATCTGGTAGTCTCGGTTCTTGCTCCTGCAATAGGCTTCTCTCGTCCTAAAATATTTGTTTCTGGCAGCAAGAGTGTTGTAGTGATACAAGGGGAGGAGATACCTACTTCGGTTGGAGCTGCCCGACTCCAAGCTCTCCTTAACTTCATGTTTAAGAAACTTGACTTAGAGGTTGAGTTTAAGAAGAGTGTTACAGAGAGTCTAATTGGACATGAAGGGACGTTCTTCACTGGGTTTGATATGGAGACTTTTGAAGAGTTCGATGAGGATGGAGAGAAGTTTGATATTATTACTAGTGAGAACCTTGTGTGCAAGAGAATTGATCCTGCCTTTGTCTTGAAGGATGCTATGTCTACTGATCCAGATGCTAAGGATGCTCGGTGGATTGCTATTAGGTGGGAGAGGATGCTGGATGAGGTCAAGGATGATACAAGCCTTAAGAATACTGCCTCACTACAACCTAATGGGATAATGAGCTTTGATAAGAACTTACAGGAGAGCGTGTTTGTTGCATCAAGTAGACCGAGTGAGGATAGGGATAGATGGAAGGATATGGTTAGAGGGTATAATGTCTATGATAAGAAGAACGGCAAGTTCTTTATTATAGTCCCTGAGCATGATAAGTTTTTAAGAGAGAAGGATGAATGGCCTCTAGATTATAAGCATGGGAATGGGTTTCCTGTAGACTTCTTATGGTACAACTTTAATCCTAATAAGAGTTATGCAATGGCTGATACTGGGATGTATCTTAATAAGCAAGATGCTATTAACACTCTGGAGGAGAATCAATTAGAGCATGCTAGGAAGCAAGCTATGGTTAAACTTGTAATGAATAGCAAGAAGAAGTTCTCTAAGGAAGCTATGATAGAGTGGTTGCAGGGGCCTCAGTTTTCGATTCTCACTGTAGATGGGAATGCTAGCAATGCTGTTGCGGTAGTTCAAGGTGGACCTGGGGGGAATGAGTTAGCTCAGACTAAGGAGGCTTTTAAGGGAGAGATTCTCCAGATGCTTGGGATTGATCCTAGGATGCTTGGAGATGCTGCGAGGTTAACTCAACAAGGGAGTCAGAGAGTTCCTATTACAACTCCTGCAAAGCATGAGGATAGGAAGCGAAGTGTAGAGAGATTTATGACTAATGTTATGGGGAAGTTGGCAGGAGTGGCACAGCAGGTTTCAAATGAGACAGAGATACCCTTAGATGATGGAAGTTTTGCTGATGTTGTTAAAACTAGTCCAGGGATTCTTGCTACTCAGCAGGGAGGACCACAGGTAGTAGGTGGTGAGGAAGCTCAACCTACTCCAATTCCCTTCATCAAGATTGATGAGGAGTTATTGAAGGGTGAGTTCATGTTTAAGGTACAGATTGGCTCGACAGGTGGGACAGATGAGAAGCTGCAAGAGGAGAGAATGGCTAGTCTTGCTAATATTGTTAAGGACAATCCTAATATAGATCAAACTGAGTTTATTAAGCTACTATTAGAGAGGTTAGGATTGAATGAGTTTTCAGTTAGATTGTTCAAAGACCCACAACAGGTACAAGAGGAGCAGGAGAAGAATTTCCAACAGCGGCTTGAGCTTGCTTTAGCTGAACCTAGACTCAAGACAGATACCGATCTCAAGAAAACTGAGATGAAGACTGAAAGTGCTGAGACAGTAGCAGAGATTGGTGCTGCTGGTAAAGAGTTTGAGTCGGTTAGGAAGGATGATAGGAAGAAGGAAGCGATTGATAATGAGACTCTCAAAATTCTATCTGGTAACAACAACAATGAGAGAGGAGAATAGGAATGCCTATTTATGATGTTCTGTGTCCAGCTTGTGAGAAAGAGTGGGAGGATTATGCTACTATACAGGATAAAGATGTGATACCTTGCCCATTTTGCCATGAGGAAGGGAAGATAAACTACGGAATAACTCAAATAACTATCAAATCCCTACCTAAGGTTCATGGGAATCAGATGGGGAGTATTGATCCAGGGTTGGGAGAGTATATAGGGAGTGAAGATGATAGGAAACGGATCATGAAGGAGAATCATCTAGAGGAAGTAGGTGGAGAGAGATGTTCTACTACGCATTTGAGGGATACGGATAATAAGAAAGCTAGGGAGGGTATAGATGGAGAGTTAAAGTATCATGGATTTGATAATGTAAGTGTAAAGAGTGTCGATTATCGGGGATTCTAATCTCCGTAACAATCATAATGAAAAATGTGAGGTAAGATTATGAGTGAACCACAAGAGAAACAAACCCTTGAAGATACTAAAGAAGCCTTGGAATATTATGATGATAGAGAAGAGGAGGAGAGATTAGACTCTTTAGAAGAGCAAGGAGACCTTGAGGAAGAGGGTGATGATCCCAACTCAGGCGAGCAAGATACCAAGATCACCGATCTGGAAGGTAAGTTACAGAGGATGGAAGACCTCTTTCAAACCTATGGTGGTGTTGAGGGAGCCGCAAGAGCTCTAGAGTTGGTTAAAACTAGCCCAGAATACCAAGCTGTTACACAGAGACTTATCAATGGTAAGGGTGGGGAGCAAGAGGAGAAAGAGGTAGATGATCCTAACATTGATCCTGCTTTAAAAAAAGCCCATGATGTCATTGATAAAAGAGCTGAGAAGGTTCTTGATAGAAAGATAAAACAGCTCGAGGCTAAGATTGAATCTAGCATAAAACCCCTTTCTGATAGCTTCCATCAGACTAAACTTGAAACTATCAATGAGAAAATGGAAAGCGCCTACGGGAAGGAAATCTATAAGAGCGTAGAGAAAGAGATGAATAGCGTTCTTAAAGATTATCCTGCTAACCACCTTGATAATCCCTCTTTCAAGAAGGTTGACGACCTGTTCCATACGGCGTTAAGAAGGGCTGGGAAAGCTGAGAAGTTCTATTCAAAGCAATCTCAAGATAAGATTAAAGGGAAGAAGGAGAAGAGTACGGGGAGTCCTGGTACAAGTGGGAACTCTGAGGATAAACTCGAACTTAGAGAAGTTAAGACTATTAATGATGCTCTTTACAATGCAGAGCTTAAGGCAAAGCATGGAGTTACTAATAGGGAAAATGCAAGCTCTAGGGTAAGGGGAAAGAAGTTTAAAAGTAAACAATAACAAGAGGAGTGTAGAAAATGGCAACGCCAAGAATAGATACACAGGTGTTTAATGCTCTCTTGACGACTACTACTAATGAGTATTTGCCTAGATGGCAAGATCAGCTTTTCATAGAGAATCCTCTTTTAAATTATTTTAATGGGGAACTAGGGAATGCAGTTGGTGTAGGAGCAAGAGGGAAGATTAAAGGTGAGCAACCTAAGAGGACTGATACCGGCGGAGCTGCTGTATTTGAGCCTCTTTTGTATCAGAATAACTCTACTGTCAAATCATACTCTGGTGGAGAGACTATTGACACGACCCTCCAAGATGGTGTAACGAATGCAAGGTATGAATGGATTCAATATGCCGGGACAGTAGGGTTGACTGGTAGGGAGAAGTTCATTAATAGAGGGAAGCATCAAGTTATTAGGTTGCTTGGTCTTAAGTTAGATCAGCTTCAAATGACCTTCTCTGATCTAATGAGTCAGCATATTTGGGCCAAAGTAGTGGGGAACAATGGTAAGGATATTACTGGTATTCCTATTCATGTCTCTGATACTCTTTCTACTGGAGGGTTGAGTGTTACTGATCTCGATGGTAGATGGAAGAGTCAGAATATTGATGCAGTAACATTCTCTGGAAGTAGTGGTAATGAGGGTGTACAGAAGATGAACCAACTTTTCAATCTCATCTTGATTGAGAAGGGTAGAACTTCTGTAATCTTCACTACTCCTTCGGTATATGAGTTCTACTTTGACTCCTTGCTGAATAACCAGAGATTCCAAAATACTCTGGTAGCAGATGCAGGGTTTACTAATCTTACCTTTAACAACATTCCTATCATCTTTGATCCAAGATGTCCTGCTGGAGAGATGTATTATCTTGATTCTAGGCATGTAACTTGGGTAGTTCAGAGTGGGTTGGAATGGGTTATGTCTGAGGAAGGGTTCCAAAGACCTATTCAACAGGATTTAACAAGTGCTCAATTCTTGTTTGCCGGTCAGACTACTACGAATGATCGCAGACGGTTGGGGTCTTTGACTAATATTGTAGCTTAAGAAAGAGAAAGGATAGAGATATGTTAATACAACAGGCATCGAGAGATGAGCCAGAAGCTGTAGATCAGATGATCCTTAATGTTTCTGGTGCTACAGCAACAGCAGGAATGGGCATGAGGTTTCTAGGGGGGGTGGTCGGAGAGATCGCCTCGGCTGATGGAATTAATGCTACTAAAATGACCGCAGCTCCTGATTTTAAGAACTTTGCGGGTGTGGTTCTTGAAGATATTCCTAGTAATAGGCATGGGCAGGTTAGAGCTTATGGTAAGGTAAACTCAATATTCTACTCGGCTGAGGCTAATAAGACTATTGGGGTGGGAGCAGTTCAATTCCTAAAACCGGGTGCTATTCCAGGGAGTTGGACTTCTACCTATGATTACGCTCTTGTTGCGAGAGTTCAAGAGAGTATGATGAAGTCTTTGCAAGCATGGGAGACAACTAACATCTCTGGTGGGGTACCAATCGGAAAGGGGTTTGTTAGAGGCTTGTAGGGGAATGGAAAGAGGGAAGGAGGAGGGGGGTCTCTCTCCTCTCTCCCTTTATTCCTTCCAACCAAATCAACCAAGAGAAGGGGGTTTAAGATGAGTATTTTAAATGAATTGCTGAGCGAGATGTTTGAGGTTGTAAGGGTATTGATTGGGATACCAACTGTAGGAGGAGTGCATCCAGCAGCTTATGATAATAGGCTAGAGATGATGAAATATTTAGGGATTGTGCAAGCTGCTTCTCATTATGGTAAGGATAAGTTTGAGGAGATTAAACTTCCTACCTTTGATAAGATGTTTAAGTTTGATGTCTATGTAATAGGGAGGGTATTGACTCCTATTGCGAGGGAGAATTTAGCTCAGAGAGCAGTTGATGAAGGTTATGATTATCTCCTCTTCATAGACGATGATATGCTCACCCCTCAAGATTTGTTCTTTCATCTCTACAAGCACAAGAAGGATATAGTAGCAGCACTAGCGTTTACTAGAAACTATCCTCACCGTCCTGTGATCTACCGATTGGATAAGGGATTTGAGGATGGGAAGCCTTGGTATTCTAACTATGCTATCCTAGACTATCCAAAGGATTCACTTGTTAAATGTGATGCAGTAGGATTTGGCGCTGTTCTCATTGACACGAAGGTATTCAAGGGTATGAAAGGGAAGTGGTTTGCTACTACAAGTGGAAGAGGAGAGGATATCTTCTTCTGCCATCAAGCGGGTGAGCAAGGATTTGAGATATATATGGACACCACAGTTAAACTAGGACATCTAGGTGATCCTATCAACATAGATGAGAAATACTATGAGGAGATGCCTGAAAGTAAGATTAAGGAGTTGAGGGATGCCCTTCCTGAGAAGAAGGGGGTGGAGATATGAGAGAGCCTATTGATGTAATCATCCCCACTTATGATAATCTAGATCAACTTTTCCAGTGTGTCTCCTCTGTTCTAAGGACTCAGAAAGAGTATCCTTTGAGGATCATAGTAGTGAATAATGGTTCATATCCTTTAGAGGGAGTGTTACCGAAGGAAGTTAAGATAGTAAACCCTGCTGGGAACAAGGGCTGGACAGGTGGGCTGAAGTTAGGAGTTGATATCAGCGTTAGTTCCTCTTCTTCCTATGTCGTTTTTTTAAATGATGATACTTATGTCCCCCTATGCTCAGTGTCTTGGTTGAGGGACATGGTTAGAGTCTTGGATACCACGCCTCTCTGTGGTGCTATAGGCCCAAGCTCTAACTGTGTTTCGGGTTATCAAAATATCTGGAGTCCCCCCTTTGTTACTAAGATTGAAGTCCCATTCCTAATTGGATTTTGTAAGGTGGTGAGGAGAAAGGCTCTGGAGGAGATTGGGGGGATAGATGAGAGGTGGGTACATGGGGATGATCTTGATTTGTCTTTGAGAATGAGAAAGAGAGGATATGGATTAATGTGTTTGAAGAGTACCTTCATATATCATCATGGTTTCCAGACAGGTGAGAAGTTGTTTGGAGGTAGGGAGAAAAAGGGAGGATGGAACTCTCAGGAGCAAGTTGAGAATACTAACATCTCAGTAATAAAGGAGCATGGATTCTTGAGTTGGTGGGAGATGTATGCGGGGGAGTGGACTCGTCTTCTCAATGGGCCTAGTAAGGATATTGAGGGAGATATGGTTAGAGAGCTTTGTGAGGGTATTGATCCTAGTATGATCCTTGACATAGGATGTGGGGAGGCTCTTACAGTTAAAGGTAGTAGGGGATTAGATAGGAAGAGAGATGGAGTAGATTTCAATGAGGGAATATGTATAAAGAAGCATTCCTTTGATGTTATTATAGCTCGTCACATCCTTGAACATCTTGATAAGCCAGATGAGAGGATTAGAGAATGGATGCAGCTCTTGATTATAGGCGGTAAGTTGATAATCTGTTGCCCTAATGAGGATATCAATGATACAATCCCAATGGACAAGACTCATAAGCATGCTTTCTCTCCCTCCTATCTAACTCATCTAGTAGTTAGTTGTGGAGGACGTGTAACACTGGAGAGAGAGGAGATTAATGGGATATCATTCCTATTAGTAGTAGAATAAAATCAACCAAGATAAGGGGAAAACCAATGATAAGTGAGGAGTTAAAAAAGAAGAAGATTGCGATCTTTTATGATGTTGTGACCGGAAGGGATGATGGACCACCCCTCTACTACCGGAGAAACTTGGTAAAGATGGGATTTGATGTTACCTTCCTAGCTCCTAAGGACCATGAGAGCATAGAAGCTTTTGGAGATTTTTACTTATACCTTTGGGTTGACTGGGGTGAAGATGCCTTGAAGGATATCTTAACTTATATACCTGTTGATATGTCTCGATACCATCCCTCGGTCTACATAACAAGTGATACTCATCTTGGATTTGATTATAGGGTGAATAAGGCTAAGGAGTTTGACTATGTTTTCTGTAATCAAAAGAGGGCTGTGGAGGAGTTTAAGGAAAAGGGAGTGGAGGCTAAGTGGCTTCTACATGCAGTTGATCTGGATATATACTCGGATGAACCTAAGTCGATTAAGAAATATGATGTCGGCTTTGTGGGTTTTGTATCGAATAAGAAGAGGGCTGAAGCACTTAACACAGTTTTTAAATTTCAGCCGAACTTTTGGTATGGGCAGAGATTCTTTGAAGAAGCTGCCATGAAGTATAAGGAGTGTAGAGTGAACTTTAATAATGCTGCTGTAGATGATATCAATATGAGGTTTTTTGAGGTACTGGGTTGTGGGGGAGGGGTGTTAGTAACGGAGGATGTACCTACTCTTAAGGATATCTTGCCAGAGGGTTTACAAGTATGTTATAGGTATCAACATAGTAATTGGAAGGATGCTTGTCTAAGGATGGAGCTAGTTTTAGCCAATCCTTATAATGCAGCAATGCACGTAGCAAGGGATGGGAGAAAGTGGGTGGAAGAGAATCACACCTATGAGCATAGGATTAAAGAAGCACTGATACCTATTTTGGAGAAAGAGAATGGCTAAGAGAACTTATCTTGAACTTGTCAACCGCATCCTCATCTATATGCAGGAAGATGTTATCACTACGTTGGTAGGAGTGAGTGGAAAGGCTCTTTATGTTAAGGAGCTTTTTAATGATGCTCAGAAGACTATCTATGGGAAGACTAATTGGTATACCTTGTTCATAAAGAGGCAGTTTCAAACATCTCCGAGTCCTACCATTACTATTATTGACTTTACTTCAGAAGACGATACCTTTACCTTTACTAGGGATGGGGATGTCAAAGTGTTTATAGAAGGAGTAGATTGGAATAATGCCACCGATAACAATATTTCGGCAACTGCGTTTGGAGCTGCTATACAAACCTTCTATGGGAGTGTAGTGGTAGTTACGGTAGTTAATGCAACAATAACTGTAAGGAATAAACCTGAGGATGCTGTTGGATTCACTGCTCTTGTTTTATCTAATGAGGTAGCCTATTTAGGAGAGCTTACTAATAACCCTATTTATGATGTAGCAGACGACTTTGGTAGGAGTATTATCATAACGGATAAGACGAATAACTGGAGTCTAAGACCTGTCTCAGAGAAGGATATTGCAAGGATTAATCCTAATGAGCTGAGAGGGGGGAGTCCGCGTTTCTATTCTAGTTTTGGTGGATTCTATAACTTCTATCCTATTCCAAGTGGCACCACAACTCTAGTTGATCGGTATTATAAGGTTCCAGCAACATTAGTGAATGATACCGATCAAAGCGATCTCCCTGAAGAACTTGAACCTAGTATGATTAAGCTTGTCACTAGTGATGCAGTTTTCTTTAAGGAGAATACGGCTCGTGCTGGTATACTGCGGAGTCAGTATGATAAGGAGATTGAGGAATTGAAACTAGCTAATGATTATATCCTAGATAAGGTTGATTCTTATGGGGAAGATTCGTCTGCGGGAAATTTTACTTTCTTTGGTGGCATTATGCCAGATGGGTTTCCAAGAACTACTTTTGCTCGTTAGTTTTGTTAGAAAAAGAAGAGGGAGAATAAGATGCCGCTAGAAGGTGACGCACAGGGATTAGTAGCCTATCCAATGGCTAAAAAGGGAATCAATCTTAGGGTTATGAGACAAGCTCTAGGACCGGAGGAGGCTCTTAGGACTTCTAATCTTTTTTGGAGAGATGGAATAGAGAAGAGAACCGGTTATCAAAAGTTGGATAATGATAAGGTTTCGGGTGATAATCCAATCAATGGCCTTCACAGGTTCTACTTTGGAACGGTTAGTAGGCAGATTATAGCTTCTTCTGGTACGGAAGTTAGATTTCTTAATGCGGGAACATGGGACTTAATTAAGAGTGGACTTACCAACAATGCTCCCGTTCTGTTTGAGACTTGGGGATCACAGGATAAAGTTTACATGGGGAATGGAGAGGATGCCCCTTTCAAGTGGGATGGCACGAGTGAGAGTGCTATTACCAATCTAACTGAAGAAGTGATACAATTCCTCTCCTATCAAGATCGCCTCCTTTTTATTGCTACCGATAAACCGGGAGAGTTAGGATGGAGTAACTCTTTTGATGATACTGCATGGAACTTTGCCTTTACTATAAGTGTGGGAGGAGACGGAGAGACTGGAGTTGCTCCTGATACTGCTTTGCATGGTATGATCATCCATGCTGCTCAAGTCTCTGAGGCTGGAGTCAAGGCTAAGGTTCTGTTAGCGGGGAGTAACGGTATGTATATCTTTAGTGGAACATCCCTTGTAACTCCCTCAACGAATGCTGCTAGTGATTATTCAATAGAGAATCTTGCTACTAATATTGGTTGCATCTCTCCCCTCACTATGAAATGGACTCCTAAAGGCACGGTTTACCTTGGAACGGATAAGCAAGTTTATATCCTTCCCTTTGACTCTCTCACTCCTCTTCCTATAGGGCAGAAGATCATTTCAAGTCAGGAAGGTAGAGTGGAAGGATTGGAGGCAATACCAGCTACTCAGATGCCTACTGTTAGTGCTGTTTACCATGAAGGTTACTACAAGCTTAGTATACCAGCTAAAAACGGTTCCTTTAATTCTGTTCAATATTGGCTAGATATGGATCGAATGGAGATTGATGAGAATAAGTATTTTGGCCCTTGGTATGGGCCAATGGCAGGGATGAGATTCAGGGCGCAGACTGTACAGAGTGGACCGGGAGACAATGGGGAGTGGATAGGGGGAGAAGCAGATGGAAGTGTGGGGGGATTTGTGTACAATGCTGGTATATCAGGGAGTTTTCTGGACGATGGAGAAACTATACCAATAGAATATCAAACTTTCTTCCATTCCCTCTCACAAAATATCTTCCTAGATAAGGTTATAGATAGACTAGAGTTGGAGATTAGCTCAGAGTCGGTTACTATTAATGTAGATTTCTTAGATACTATAGGTAAGATTAGTGAGTCGCTTTTAGTAGGTATCATACAGGACGCTATATTCTGGAATCAACAGAATTGGGATACGTTTAACTGGGCTTCTCTCTCTTCAGTAAGGGTTAAGTTATCCCCGAAGACTAATATAAAAACAAGGTATCTATCTATTGTAATAAAGGTGACTAGTCTAACTAGCTTTAGGTTATTTGATATTGGAGCTAACTTTGAGGAGCAGTCTGTTCCTTTTGGTGTCGTTTAAAGTAAAAACTGGAGACATAGAATATGGCTAATATAGGTAGTGGAGGTGGGACTGGATACCCCTCGGCAATAGATACTCAGAGTCCTCCTGAATCTGGTGCTACTCTAGCCCGATCAGACGTTCCAAATGATCTAGCTGCTGCTGTTATAGCTATTGAAACTGAGTTAGGGACTAATCCTTCTGGTAGTGAAGCCGATGTTAAGACTTTTCTTCAAACTGAGCATGATGTTGATGGGAGTCATGGAGCTATAACACCTACTAAGATCATTAATGGTGGGGACTTTCTCTTTAGTGTTGGTTCAAGTGTCTCTTCTGCATCGGCGTTAGGTCTTGGTGATGGGACAATCTTTGATGTTACTGGTACAGTTAATATTGATAGTATTGGGACTAAGGGAGTAGGGGGATACATAATCCTAAGTTTTAGTGATATTCTAACTCTAACTGATGATGATGATAATCTTAAGTTAGGCGGTGGTGATCTTATAACTAAGAATGGTACAACTATCCCTTTGTACGAGTATGCGGTTGGAAAGTGGAGATTGGTAGGGTTAAACCATTCTTCTCCTCCTAAGATAGGAGATGGTACACCTAATACCATACAGGCATCAAGTTTTAAAGGAGCAGTTGGTCAGGATATTACTGAGTTTGATAATTCGACTTTAACCGCCAGTGCCACGAAAGTCCCCACTAACACGGCTGTTTTAAATGCTATTGGGAGCTCTTCTGTCGCAGCAAAAGCGTGGTTGCGATATAATCAAGCAAGTCCTGCAATCAACGCCTCGTTTAATATTACCTCAATAACAGATGTTAGCCCAGGAATTTGGGATGTTAATTTTACTACTAATTTCTTCTCTCCTAGTTATGCTATGGCAGGAATTACTACAGATGCTATAAGTGGGGGGCCGGGTGTTGTTACCCAAGATATAGGTACTGCTACCACAGGAGGAACATCTAGGATGAAAACCACAAGAGTTAGTAATGATGTGGCGGCTGATGGGGTCAACTTTGCTGCATTTTTTGGAGACCAATAATGACAAAAAGAATTATTTATGAAAATAATGATGGTGGTGTTTCCATTGTAATTCCGGCTATTGAAGACATGGATGCTGTTATTAGAAAGAGCGTACCTGAGGGCACCCCTTATGAAATTATCGAAGCTGCAGATATCCCGTCCGATCGCATTTTTCGTGATGCCTGGAGTAAAAATGGAACAACCATTGATGTAGATATGCCAAAGGCACGGCTTATTCATATGGACCGTATCCGTAAAGTCCGGGACGAGGAGCTTGATAAAACTGACCAGGAATTATTGCGAGCGATTGAGGATGGAGAAGATATCGTTCCTATCAAAGATAGGCGACAAAAATTAAGGGATATTCCTCAAGACTTTGACTTGGAAACTGCTGCAACGCCGGAAGAATTAAAAGAATTGTGGCCGCCTGAATTATTAAATAAACTAGTGAGGTATTGATCTAAACCTTAGGTGAGGTAACGTAGAATGATAGAACATATTCCTTTATTCATAGAAAATGATTTTTTTGGTCTCCTGGCTCCTATAATGGGGATATTTGGGTTTGGTGGAAGTAAGAGTTCTTCTGAGAGTCAAAGTACAGTCAATCCTGATATCCTTGAACAGATTCAAGGAATTTTTGGAGATGTTGATCCTAAGGTTAGGGACTTAGCATTAGAGGCATTAGAAACACTTAGAGGGGAGCAAGGGAGAGGTATAGCAGGTGGGGTTGGTGCTTTTAACTTTAGCGATTTCCTACAAGGGTCTGATATAGGGAAGCAGCTTCAAGAGACTCTCCTTAATCCTGGTTTTACTCCTTCTACTTCAGGAGAACAGGCTCTTATCGGCTCAGTAAGGGATCAAATCCTTGGATCAACTGCATTGAAAGGATTGAAGCCTACTACTGGAGCTATTACACAAGGGATTTCTCCAACTCTATTAAAGCTAAGACAGAATAGGATTCAGAATCTATCTGGGGCTTTTCAGCGTGAACTAGGAGGGACCCTTACAGGAAGGCAGCAGGATATCACACAGAGAGGTCAGACGATTGGAGGGGAGCAATCTCAGATTGATTCTGTTCTGAACAATTTTCTTTCCCTATTGAGCCTTGGGCGACAAACTCCAGTGGTTAGGGGAGGGGGTGGTCAAAGTACTAGTTCAGGTAGTTCAGGTAGTATCGGTATTAAATTTTAGTAATAGGAGAGATGATATGGCTACAGCTTTCAGGGATTTTTCAAGGGGTGCAGGGGGAAGGAGAGGAACTGCTACTCTAGGAGGTGGAAGCACCTCCTCTACTACTTCTAAATCTAGTTCTATTGATATTGATGCTACTGGTTTATTAGACTTTTTTAAACAGAGAGATCAGGATAAGGCTGATAGGAACTTTCTTAAGAAGAACGCAGAGGATTTCGGTTTCACTCCGGATGAGATTGATGATTTCTCTAGAGAGGATTTAAGAAGCTTAAAGAGTGGTCTTCTTAAGGAGAGTGTAGGAGCAGGAGTTCAAGGAGAAGCAGGCGATATCTTCCGTGATCTTATTAATCAAGTTCCTCAAGATCAGCAGGGAGAATCAGAAGTTCTGCAAGCTATCTTTGGAGAAGAGGCTCTTCCAGGTACTCAGGTTGATGAGAGGGCCCCTACTGAGGGGATAAGAGAGATGAATGTTCTAGGGTTAGGAGGAGAGCAAACTGATCCCAGATTTCCAGTTCAACCGGGCTTATCAGAACAGGAGTTTAATCTAAATGCAATAACTCCCTCTCCAATAATTGAATCTGGTTTGAGTCCATCTATTCCAATTGACTCTGTACAACCTCAAGACTTTGGTAAGTTCGTTGATGAATCTACAGACCCTTCACAAAGTCCTATGCAACAGTTGCAGGATGCGTTAGTACAGATGAACCCACGAGATGCTTTTAGGGTACAGAGTCAGCCTTTCTTTAAAGCTCTGCTTGAGATGGCTAAGCAGAGACCGCAAACAAGCCAGCTTGTACAGGATGCGGAGGGGAGTATATGGAATGTCACTTTTGATGGAGAGGGAAGGGTTAAAGAGCAAAGGAAGTTGAATATTAAGAAGGCTCCTTCCACTCTTAAGAGTACTGTTAAAGTTCTTCAAGTTCAAAAGGAGGATGGAAGTTTAGGTATGGATGCAGTTACCTTTGATTCTACAGGTAAGCTCACTCAGCAGGAGAGTATCCCTGGTGCTGTTCCTAAAACTTTTAAAATTGATGTAAGGAGTCTAACTAAAGGGACAAGAACACAACTTGAGAAGAGGTCATTCACTTTAGCTAAAAATAAAAGCGAGTTGAATCGGTTGGAGTTTGAGGTTTTTGGGGAGGGAGGAGGCAAAGAAATCTTAAGCGCTCTTGGGGCTCTTAAGAGTTTTGGGCTTAAAAAACTTGATAAATTAGGACTCTTTGATACAGATACCTTTATAGGGAAAAGAGTTGCTAAGATTGAAGCTATTACTGGGACTAAGTTGACTAAAGAGGGTAAGAGGCAATTACAAAAGTTTACAAAAGTTCAAAACTTAGCAGGTAAAATTGTAACAGCTTTCCAGAAAGAAATGACTGGTGTAGCTGGACCAATAGAGACCTTTGATAGACTAGCAGCTATCTCAGTTAACTTGTCTGATAGAGGAGCAGCTGGGATGCAAGCAACTATTGAACTAGCCCGCGATCTTATTAATGCTGAACAAGACCTCATTAGTAGGGGTATAGGTGCTAGAGATTCACAAGAGTTTATTGCTGCTATGACAGAGAAGGTTGATACTAGTATTGATGCCCTAAGGATTAAGCATCAAGGTGATAAGGAGATTAGCGATGCTATTTTAGAAGCCGAAGCTGAGGCTGTCTCTGAGTTTAGGGCTAATAGAGGAGGGGAGACTGGGCTAGAAGAAGGTGAAATATCTTCTACTCTAAGTACCCTGTTAGATTCCATTGATTAAAGGGAGTTAAGATAAAATGCCTCAACTAAAAGTTAAGCAAATAGAAACCTTAAAGACTCTCCAAGAGAAATTTACAAGAGGGGATATTCTAAGTATAAAGGAGGAACAAGCTCTATCTCTAGCAGAAGAGGAAGGATTAATAGAGAAGAGAGGTATTTTAGAGAGTGTAGGAACTCAGTTTAGAGGGGAGAAGAGGAAGGCGACTGGAGTTACGGGAATATCTTTACTTCAAGAAGTTAGTGGTGCGGGTGGAGGGTTAAAGGCTGGAGCAAAGCTAGCTTCCAAACTACCCCTTCCCTTACCTCTTAAGGCTATTGGTGCGGTTGGAGGAGCTATGGGTGGAAATATATTAGCTCAGTTAGGGATTCAAGGTAAGGAGGAAATTGATACTAAAGAGACTGCTATGTCTGGGCTACTTGAAGCAGTCTTTCCCGTGGTAGGAAAGGCAGTTGTATCAGGGTTTAAATCTGCGGGAAAAGGTGTTGTGAGTGTAGTTAAGAGGCGGGTTGGTCAGGATATTGGTAAGTCCAGGATTCTTCAAAGACTAGCTGGAGCGAGTTCTAGGCCGGCACCCTTTAAAAGTCCTGTTGCCAAAGACTTAGCTAGAGAGACTCAAAAGGCTGGAATAGTTGTGCCACTAGCAGCAGTGTTTGAAGGGAAACTCCTTTCCACTATGGACTCTCTTGCTTCTAAGTCTCTGACTGGTAGTCTAGGTATGGCCAAGCAGACTAGAACTACTCAAGAATTGCTGGAAAGTAGTATAGAGGCCTTTGCTACGAAGTTTACACTAAGTGCTTCTCCTCTAGAGATAGCCAAGCAACTGCATAAGGCTTTGAATGATGATCTTACAACCTTTACGAGTTTAAGGAATAAGATGGTTAATAGGCTAGATATCGCAGCTTTAGGACGAGAAGGAGCTAAGATTGATCTAAGCTTTATGGGGAGGGAAAGCGTAAGTTTTAAGGAGGCTCTTAGTATCCTAAAGGCTACTAAAAGTAGGAAGTTTATTTCTAAGATAAAGGGAGCGATGTTGAAGAGTGCTAAACGACTCGATTCGACTCCTATCACCGTCGATCCGGATGTAGCTAAAGCAGCTTTTCCAGAGAACTCATTCTTAGCTAAGGAGTTAGCAGAGATAGAAGCCAGACAGACTCTCCAATCCTCTGGGAGCTTTATAGAGGATGTTAGAATAGCCTTAGGCTTGACTGATAAGATGGGAGCAAAGTTTAACCAAACTATTATAAAGCGACTGGCTAACACCAACCCGGAGGAGCTGCTTGACTTACTACTCTCTACAGGAAGGCCAGATACCGTTAGAACTCTTTTTAGAATGAAGGATATTGATGGTAAACCCCTCCTAAGTGAGGATACAAAGGATGGTATTAGGGCAGTTTTCCTAGGACTTAAAGGAGAGGGTGGAGGATTACTTTCAAGAGCTTCTGAGACTGTTGGTGCAGTTACTATAATTGATGGTAAAAAGCTTCTGGCGGATATCGCTAAATTTGAGAAGTTACTTGGAAAGGGAGCTTCTATGGCCTTGTTCCCTGGTACTGGTCTGCAAGGAGTGAAGAGATTTGGTAGGATGCTTGAAGTTTTACAAAGTTCTAGAGGAGAAGGGTCTGGAGCTATGGCATTGTTCCTCCAAACTCCGGGAGCTGTTGCCTCTATCGCTATAACAGTAGCTGGGGCCGTTGCAGGTGAAGATGTATTGAACACTACTACCATGTTAGGCTTAGCAGGAGCAGGTACTATATTACTTGGACCTAAGGCTCTTACTAAGATGCTTACTAATCCTAAGACCTTTGAAGCCTTTGCAAAAGGATTTGAGAAGAGGTTAAAGAGACCAGATGATCTTACTTTTTACCTTAGCACTATTGCTGCGCAAATGGCTAAGGATGGTGATGATGTTCAGTTTGTAGATCAGGAAGAGACAGAGGAACTCATTGATATGCAGAGAAAGCAACAACTAAGAGAGACTCAACAAGGATTGTTAGAGAGAATTGGGAACGCACCTATTTAAGGGGGAGGGTAATTGAAGGATGGAAGAACTTTTCGGTACGTCAGGGTTGGCTGTAATAGGATTCTTGATAGCTACACTAGTTTTAACATGGAGAATCCTATGGAAGGGTCTCCTAGATAGAATGGATAGACTTGATGTTAAGATGGGAAAAATGCATGAGAAGCTGGATACGCATCTTGGGACTAACTATGAGGATAGAGATAAGTTTGTTCTTAAAACCTACATAGAGACCGATATAAAACCTTGGATAAAAAGTATTGAAGGTAAGGTGCAAAAATTAGTGGAGAAGGTTAATCTTTAAGGAGTGAATAAACCTCTCCACCTTTTGCTGAGTATCCCCTTTCAATAGTTCTCTGCTCAATCAAAGTCCCTAGAATCTCCTTCAACTCCTTTGTGTTGACATATCTACTTATACTTTGGAGCATTTTATGGTAGGGGAGGGGATAGTTCTTCCCTCTTCTCCTTGCCCTTTTCATGATGTCAATAACTCGGTCAAAATGCTTTGATTGTTTCGAGTATAGTCCCCCTCTAAAAGCCTTAGGCATGAGGACTTCTGCCTTCTTTAATATAGTAAGGGCAGTTGAGATATGCCACTCTTCTATCTTTAAGTCCTCCTTACTCACTCGGTGGAAGTCTCCACTTGATAAGCACATAGCTATTTTAAGAACATGATCCTGCTTCCTCCCAGCATATCCCCTCAACCTAGTATCATCTTCTTCCATCCTCTTAGTATACCAATTTTTGAACAATTCTCTCCCCTCCTCAGTCCACTTGAATCCTCCCTGAAATCCTCTCATCCTCGTTGATAGATCATTAAACAGAAAGGGTCGTAGGGACTTCTCCTCAGCTGGAGCCTCACCAAAAGGATTTGTGAGTCTTGGTCTATCCCCTACTATGAACATAACTCTCCCAGTAAAGCCCCCTTCAATAGCATCGGCAGGGAGATTAGTAGCCATCCAGTCTAGAGTAGTAGCTCCAAGTAGATTGATACAAGGTTGCTTGATGATATCATTCCCAGCCGTCTTCGTCTTAACTACATATAAAGAGGGGCAGGTGTATAGAGAGGTAAGGAGAGGGATAATTCCTGTTTTGAATGAGTCTGCTCCAAAGAACGTAGCAAGCTCTGTGACAAAGATGAGGACAAAATTAGGATTTATCATCTGCTCCTTACAAAGCTCTTTAGTAAGCATTTGCGGAGTCATAGAATCCTGAATGATATTAATGAGGTGTTCATCTACAAAGAAGGAGTCCCTAGCCTTTTCAATCGCTGTACTCTTTCTACAATAGGCACTTTCCGCAACTACTATGATGTACTGGTTAGGGTAGAGGTTATAACCAGTATCTCTAGGCATCCATACCCTCCGGTTCAGAACACTTGAAATAGTTGATAGCCCAGTCCATACATGGAAGCTGGAGGGAGACTCTAGGGAGTTTGTGAATCCTAGGTATTGATACAGCCAGTTTTCCTTTGGTAGTTTTGCTAGTCCTTCTTCTGCTAAGTCTACATTAGTGATCTTACTTATTAGTTTATCCATTTTCTCTCAATCGACTTACTAATATTAATTCTGCCTGCCTATGAGACTCCCAACCCTCCTCATAATACTATTTACAACTAGAACTATATTAGGAGGTTTAACATTGGATAAGAGGTTATTGTGGCAACGCCCCTCCTTCTCGTCAGGTGCTTGTAATAGTAAGACATAACCTATCTCCATCTCATCTTTATAATAATTGTCTAGCAGCATTTCTATCTCTTTAGTTCTCCTTTTAAACTCTTTACTTTTCATCCCCCTTCCTCCTTTATTCCTGCAATAGATAGATAACTTAGAATCTTATCAATCTTATTTTCTATACTTATCAATCTTGCTATACCTTCTTCCTCTGCCTCCCTTTCTCTATCTTTATATACCTCTCCTAAAAGCTCTTGATGTTCTTCTTCTACCAAGGAAGGAGGGTCGAACTCTACATCTTTTGGATCAAACTCTATATGGATATGATCCTCCTCTATAACTACATCATATTCATCCCCTAGTAGATTTTCAAGCTCCTTCTTAAACCTAGTCTGATCTTCTCCGTTCATTCCCCAAGTCCTCATGTCAAAGGCTTGTCCCTTTGAGTGGAGGGATGGAGGTTTGTGATAGTCAGTAACTGAGGTTAGAATCAAATCCCTTTTAAACATCTTCTCCAACAACGCATCTGTTATGATAATGGCTAGGAGAATCTCGGTCTGCATCCCTTTAATCATTGCATCTGTTCCTTTCTTGCCATAATTTTTTATAGATATCATCTGATCACTCCGTCCTTTCTATTTTCATTATCATCAAAATACATAGCCATTGCAGAATTTACAGAAATCTTTGCTAGGTGATCCTCAGTCCTATCTCCATCTTTATACTTGTTCAGGTGATACTCTATATGGTTGAGACATACATGAATTGGGAAACCCATCTTCCAATTATTATCTCCGTGCGTTTCTGCCCCTTCTGCCCATATCTTAGCCTCTCTCCTCGTAGCACAAGCAGGAGCTAGATCAAACCTCCATTCCTCTACGTCCATACTCCTAGTAGCTCCACTTTTAAATAATCTTAATTGCTCTCTTATCTTATCAGTTTCTTTCTCTATCCCGCTAGATTGATTCATCTTTACTCTCCTTTTTAGGTTCAATCTTATAAGAAGGGTAAGTAGGGTGAGTAATGACGTCCCACTCACCATCCCTCTTCTTAGTTATCCATAGTATAACTTTAACTTCTTCCTCAACTCTAGCATTCTCGGTGAGTTGGTCAATCAACTTCTCCCATGTTATATTACTCATCCTTAGCCTCTATGAAAATGTTGTATATTTCTCCTTAATAGTGCGAATTACTTGTTGCTGGAAGAATCAAAGTCTGAGAGCTTACGAATAATGTAACCCCCTTGAGGAAAATTTGCTACTGCGAATCTTACTGCAGGCTCGTACTGCTCGTAAGTAGCTTGTATGTTATTCTGATAAATCACCAAAAATTTTTCTCTGAATGCTGTGCTATCGGCAACCCACTCTTCATGGGAAGGTTTCTGCATCCCCTCAGCCCATACCTTGAAGAGCTCTTTACCTGTTTTGATTTTATATCCCTTACCACTCATAATAAAACTCCTGTTAATGTATCTGTTCGATTTAAGGGGCCTCCTTAATCTCTATCGCGATTGATCCTTCTTTCCTCCCTAACTTTCTCACTGCTCTACTCTGATACCATCTCCTTATCCAAGGGACTCCATCCTTTTTTGAGATAGCTGTGAAAAGAGCATCTGTGTAAGGCTTCCACTCCTCCCAGTCTAACTTCCCGGCTCCAATTATGTAGAGAAGGGCATCATGGATGAAGAATGCTCGGATCAAGGAAGAGGTATCAATTGCATAGTCAGCTCCATTAGAGACATATCCCTTATCTATATAAAGCATACCAGAAGGGCTTAGTGTTATGTCTGGACCATGTTGTATATATGCTCCTTCTCTTACCTCTAATGGAAGGGGAGGATGAGAAGGGAGAAGCATCACGAAGTCCTCCTTGAGTTGATAACTCCCTCCTATTTCTATATAAAACATCTTCCTACTTGATATCTGTTCTACGTCTATCTTCTGTATCATCTTCTATCCTTGTTGAATGGGCCTTAGTTTCCATAATCTGTCGCTGCCTATATCCATTGATAAACCCTTCATTGTATTTCTCAATTACTTTACCTTTTAGTTCTTTGATCTTACCCTCTGCATCCCAATTAGTTCTTTCTACTGTTACTTTTAAGCTTTCTGCTTCTTCTTCAACTAAATGGTTGTAACTACGCAGACTATCTACCGTTGCGATCAAACGATGAAGCTTTATCTTTACGGAATCTGGGATATGGACCTCTCCAGCTTCATACGGCTTATTCAACCATTCTTCCAACTCCTTCATCTCCTCATCTGTATAAGGTGAGTCTTCCATCTTATCCTCCTCTTTCGCTGCCAAGAATGAAGCCCACTGAGAGGCTGTACTCGGTTGTTGCATTGACCGATCCTAAAGCCTCACGACAATAGACCTCTCAGTGAACACCTTTATTGGAGTTTATCTTTTTTAGAGCTACTTCCAACTTCTCGATACGCTCACAAATCAGCTCTTTTTGCTTACATTCAAATATACTCTTTAAAGTTTTATTATCCTCCATCAGTTTCTCTAGTGGAGTCACAGTTGAATTTTTGTTCGCTCCGCTAAGATTTATTTCAAACTCCCATAATTCTTGAATACGATTACTAGCGTAAATTTGAGCCTCTGTGGAAATTTCAACATATAAAGCATTCAATTCTTTCATTTTAATCTCTCCTTTTAAGCCATCTTCCAATTCTTCCCTATATCAATATCAACTGGGATAACAACTTCCCTCCCATTTATGTAAAGTGGCTGCATCAACTCCTCTCTTACAATCCTCTCCACCTCTTCCTTATCTTTTTCTAAGAATTGAATGACAAGCTCATCATGGCATTGAATGAGTATGGTTGAAGTCTCCGGTAGACGATGGAACATCCGCACTCCCGCTAGGTTGATGTGATCGCAAGCTGTCCCTTGTGGCTCATTTGCATAAGCAGCCTTAAAAAGGTCTCCTTTCTGCTCCTCCTCTTCCTTCCAAGTGGGCCATCTCTCATAAAAGATGCGCCTTCTACCTAGAGGATTGATAAGGGTTCGGCTCTCTTTTAATTGGTCAATGACCCTCTGCCACCATTTCTTAAGATCAAACATTCTGTAATATTGCTCAAGAAGTTCTTTACATCTTTTTAAAGTAAACCCAGTCTCCTCCTGTAGCCTCTTAGCTGAAATGTGGTAGTTAGCAGAGTGACCTGTTTTCTTCCCCTCTTTTCTCTCAAACGTACCCTTACCACAATCCTCATAATCCTTGCCATGTAGCATTGCTCCCACCATAGAATGAATATCTTTACCTTCCTTAAAGGTCTGCATCATAATTTTATCTTCTGAGATGTAAGCTACAAGTTGGTTCTCAGCTTGACAGAGATCAACCTTTAGAAATAGATATCCTTCGTCTGCTATGAAGATATCTCTAATCTCTCCCGGTATGTTTTGGAGTTGTAGTCCTGTCCCTCTTATGTTCTGAGTTGATGAGAGCCTACCAGTTTTAGCTCCGGTGATCTTGAAGGAGGCATGGCACCTACCATCCTCATCCCAAAAATCATGGAGGTAGGTTGATAGGAGCTTCCTTTGTCCTCTAATATCTAGGATTAAGTTAAACAAGGGATTAGGGAAAGATCGGTTGAGCTTCTGCAAGGCTTTCTCATCCACTGTCCTAACCTTCTTCTTTTCCCCCGTTTTTGTAATCGAGAGTTTGAACTGGGGAGGGTAGCCTAACTCCTGATAGATGAGTTTACACATCTTAGTAGGAGAGTTTATATCAGGCAAGTAGCCAACTTCTTTAGTAAGTAGATCTTCTAATCTTTTAACCTCAATCTCTGCCTCCTTTTGGTATTCCCTCACCCTATCCTTATTTATTAACACCCCTGTGTGGGAGGCCCTCCACAGCATCCTACCTAGGGGCATCTGGAATCCGTGGAGGAAATTGTGTAGCGAGTCCTCTTTTAACCTCTCCTCCAGATATTCATAAATTTGAAAAGTTACATCATTATCCTTGCAGTTATAGAGGTATAGAGCCTCAGGATCATAATTTGCATCATGAGCCTCTGTTTTATAGTAGGGATCATCTGTGTAGATGGAGGTTTGAACAGCGAGAGCCTTTTTAATCTCAGGTAGGTATAGGTGGGAGGCAATCATTGTATCCATGTAAACAGGGTGAATTTCACCAATGTAGGGGAAAAGCATCTCCATTTCAAAACTCATGTTTTGGATGATTTTTCTAATATTCGTAGATGTAAGGATATTTCGAATCTGTGTCCACAACTTAGATTCTTGATCTACGCTCCAGAAGGGTTTCCCTTTCTCCACGATGGGGATACATACAGCACTATGGCTTCTAATACTAAAACCAATACATTTAATAATATCCGTGTATTTGTAGGTTTCAATGTCGATAGCAAGTGCTTTAGACTCCATAGCACTAGAAAGCCAGTCCTGTGCATCTCTAAACTCGGTGAATGTTTTATAATCTTTTTTTATATAGGTAATTCCCTTTATTTCGCTCTCCTTCTTGATCTTAAGGAAATCGAAAAGCATAAGAGGTGAATCTCCCCATGATCTCATTATAAAAGCAGGATGGAGAGTGGGGATCACCTTGACAGGAGTCCCATCTCTACCTATTGATGGATAAGATGGTATGATAGAGCCTCTCCAGTTTGTAATCTTATCCTTCTCCCTCACTCCCTTCCCCGTTATAGCCTTTAATGCTACGTTCCCTAGGGGGACTATGACGTTTGGGTTTAGTTGTCTAAGTTCCCTTCTAAGCTCCTCCTCACACTCCTCTAACTTCAATCCTATTTCATGCAGTTTGTGAAGGTTATTATTAGGTGGGCGATATTTTATCACATTAGTTATGTAGCATTGACTCCTCTCAACTCCTGCCTCCCTCATTATCTGAGTTAAGAGGGTACCTGAGGCTCCAGTGAAAGGGACTCCTGTCTCATCCTCCTCCCTACCTGGTGCCTCTCCCACAAGGACTATCTTAGCATCTATCGGCCCAACCGGCTCAACTCTACGAGGTTTGTTCATCCCTTCAACTCCTCTTCTATCTCTCCTATATTCCCTACCCTATCCCACCTTCCTCTATCATCTTCCAACTCAATCTTACTATTGATCGCTCCACAAGATTGACACTTTGTATGGGTTAGTTTACCTAATGGCCCTACCCACTCAACACTACCACCACACTTTGAACAAATCATCCCCCACCTCCTTTCTCTTTGTTATGTTTATCCCACTTAGCCTTCTCCATAAAAGTATGAAACATCTCCCTCGTCAACCTAGAGAAAATCCCATGCTCAGTACCATACATCTCCTCAAAGTTTTTTACATCAGTCTCGTATAGATTGAGATGTTTATCTACTTTTGCTTTCTCAGTCATTTTTAACCACCCCCTTCCTTTTCCTTAAGTTAATTCAATTTAATACCGCTCTCTTTCATGCTCCTCCTTCTCTAGGCGGGATTATATCAGGATCACCCTTACAGGCAGGGGGTGGCCCTAAAATGGGAGGAGGGTGATTCTCACACCAAGGAGCATGTTGAGGTTCTCCTTTCCCATCTTCATCCTCGTATTCTAGGGTATAGTGGGGACACAGAGGACACATTTCTTCTAGGATATCTTTATTCCTCATACTCATACTCATACTCATATTCATCCTCATCATCAAGATCATCCCTCTCTAGGTTGTCAATGATATTCTTAAAGGTATCAGGGTTATCTCTAAAGATAGTGACTAAGCCATTGGATAGTATTCTAACATTATTCTCTGTGTGGAGTACTTCTTCCTTGCCTCTTAGTTCATGCCCCATTGCCGTAAGAAGAGCGTGGATCATTTCATGGAGAAAGGTATTTGCCTTTTCTTGATTGTCTAGAGTTTCTTCTATCTTAATTACTCCTTTATCATGTCTTGACACACCAAGTAAACCGGCTTCTGTTAGGTCTTCTTCTATTACTTTGTAGGTGCGGTTTAGTACTTCAACAGTTTGTGGCAATTGCATTTTTAAACTCCATTTTTCTAACATTATTATTTAAGTAACTTTACTATTAGGTAAGCAGCAAAGATGATGGTTAGTAATCCTATCAGCATATTTTACTCCTTTAGTTCTTTGGTTCTCTCTTTCTCCAACAAAAAGAACGGGGAGATAGAGGAAGGTGGGAGGGGAGATGCCCTTATATTCCCCAATCCTCGTCATTTCCCTCCCTTTCTCCCCTATCTCTTTCCCTTTTAAACTACAAAGGATTGCATCTCACTTCTCATGTTACCATCTGGAGTTAGTTTCTGGATGATGTTGATCTGAACTTCCTTACCTATGAAATCCTCAGAATCAAAATCTCCATCAAGGTCAACTCCACAAGCTTGAGCAGCATTTAATAGGTTGCCCAGTCCAGTTGTTACACCCATATGAGGGAGAACGCACCAACGCTTGAACTCTTTCCCAGTAAATTCTGCTGCATCAAGCAAACGTATTGAGATAGTAATCATAGGTCGTCCTTTCTTACTCTCTTCCAACACAGAAGCGAAGGTTTGGGCACTGTAGGTCCCAACTGGAACTGGAGTTCTCTCCTTCTCTACGATGTTTGTTACCTCTTCTGTTGAGAGGTTCATAGTTATTTTAGGCATCTTTATTACTCCTTCTTTTTTAACAAGATTATTAAAATACTTCTCTTTCTCCTTTGGATACAGCCTCTGTATTGCGTGTTTTTACTTTGTTTATGGTTCCTAGCAAGTTTGCACCAGCAAGTTGTGTTTCTTTAAGGTTTGCATCGTACAGGTCTGCATGGCGAAGGTCTGTACCACACAGGTTTGCACCCTGCAAGTTTGCACGACGAAGTTTTATATGGCGAAGATTTTTATGGCTAAGGTCTACACCAACAAGGTCTGTATCGGTTAGGTCTGCAGGTTCCCCTCCATCTTCCCCTCCAATCCATTTTTCGTGTTTTAAAATAAGCTCTTCAAATTCTAGTTTATCCATTGTTTTCAAGCTCCAGTTTATCCATTGTTAGTAATATATACATTCCCTCTTTAATGTATCGTTTCCGTTTACTCTTCTCCACCCTATCGCCTTGTCCTAACCCTTCTTGTAATGAACTTGAACCATTCTTGATGGGACTCTTGCTACTATTTGGTCTCCTTCAAAAACTGTAAACCAAGTAACACATGACGACATCGCTTCTAGTTCTGTGTAAGGTCTAATTCTAGTTATTTGTGCTCCTGAACTCCATCCTACCCTTCCTTCATCGAAATATATACCTTGTATCGGTCTCTCATCCTCGTAGATCTTTTTAAGATAATCCATCCCATCCCCCCTTTTATAACAAAACTATTTTAAAAGCATACTTTTAATATCCTGGAAGTTCATCTTGATGTGGGTAGTGGAGTCTCCTTTGTCTAAAACTCTGCTCTTAGCCATGTGAAGGCTAGTTGGTCTTATCCGTAGTTGATAGATGCTATCTTTCCCCTTATCTAAAATCTCACTGTGGTATACTTCGTCAAAGTAATGAGCTGCTTTAGTCTTCCCCTGCCCAGTTAGAGAGGGGTGGAAGAAGGCTCTCCCAGTATCATCTTGATCGAATGCCTCTCCACATATAAACAAAGTGTTTTTGGTTGAGCCCCTTACTAGTGCGATATAGTTTAAGGCCCATTCCCATAAGAGAGTCCATTTCTTAAATCCATCTTGCTTTCCTTGTTGACTGACTGTTAGAGCAGGTTGAGCCTCAATAGCTCCAAGCATTGCATCATAAATCCCTGAGAATGAGTCAATTATGATAGAATCGTGCTCTGAGGAGCTCATGGCGAGACCTGTGGCCTTCTTAATATCCTGCCACCACCCTAATTTATTTTCCCTCCTTTTGCAACTTAGGAATGAGATGTCCTTCTTCCTAACACTTAGAAGTCCGGCTTCTGTATCTATGAAAATGGGGCTAGGAAAAGTAGAGCCTAAGACTGTCTTCCCGGTCCCTGCCTTCCCATAGATGAGAACATCTATCTTGTGCGAGTCTAGCTTAATGTCTTTCATTTGCTGTATTTCCATCTTCTCTAACTCCTCTCTTAAGTTACGAAACTATTTCAGTCCTTCTACTAATCCCTTGGTAAATGCCTCTACTCCTTTAGATGAATTAGAACCTATAGCTTTTACGAAGACTGTCTTTGAGTCAAACTCTGCCTCAATGTAAGCATGATCTTTTCCTATTGATACATAAGTTGCACAATTATCACCTTTGCAGAACCTAATAGCTGTGCATGCTGTTAGTAGTATTATTAATACGATTGTAATTAGTATTAGTATGAATGAAGTAATCCTTTTTATCTTATCCATCTCTCCTAGCCTTTTCCTTTTAAATTTTAATATCCGTCCGCAACTTATCTAACTCAAATTTATTCCAATAGCTCTTGATTAGAGCCTTAGAAACTCATTTAACATCTCCCTAACCTTACAATGCCATTTTATATGCTCTTCTATCGTCATACACTTTAAATTTTTACCATCATTATTAGCTGGATACTCATCTATGTGGTGGATGCAGTGCCCTTTAGGCATCTTCAACCCCCTACTCCATTCCCACACTGCTTTGTGAAGGGATAGAGGAGCTCCTTTCCATTTTTTTGCTGGAACTCTATAGTAACGTCCACCATACTTACTCTTATTATAGCGATAATACTCGACTTGCATCTTCCTACCATTTACCCACACTGGGAAGATAACTTGATCTCTTGTCTCTAGTCCTGGCATCACTCCTCCGTATGAATCTCGCAGTCATAATCATCCTGCTTCTGCTCTATCCACCACTCTTCTACTTCCCACTTTCCATGAGTACAAAACTCTGACTGAGACACAGGGACCCACATTTGTAGCATACCTTTACTTGTTTGTAAGTCTAATAATCGGGCCTTCCCTGTAGCACTCCCTCGAATCTCTGTTGCCTCAGTTAGTTTGTATCGCATTTCTATTCCTTTTCTTTTTTAACGAAGTTAGAAGGGAACTCCCCCTCCGAGGAATGAACCTCATGGCTCCTAATGGGTACTAAACTTAATTTTACATCTTCCGCTCTCAAGGAAATTAAAGTCTAAAATAAGAGTCACTGTATGATTGGATTTATAAGGATCAAATCCCCTAGCAGTAATCCAGTCTTCCGCTGCTTTAATAAACGGGCCATCATCAAGGGCATGGATTTTCGACTCCTGCCTAAGACGGTTTTCTAAATTCTTCACGAAGACAGTATCGTCTTGGTTTTTGGTTGCTCTTTTTTCTTGTCCATTGCTATTTCTCCTGTAAAAAAGGGTTTAAACAATTTGCTTCATTTTATGTTGAGAGACTCTTTCTTAATTATTTTTGTTCCAACAAATCCCAATACCAAACTGTCATGCGATCACCTACAACCTTCTTGGCAAGTTCCTTTTGATTTTTGTTTGAAATACCAACATTAGGAAAATCAAATGGAAAATCGAATGAACCATTATGACCACAACAAGAGCCCCTCGTTTCCACACCTGCATCCCAAAGCTCTTGAATAAGTTTTTTTATACAAGGATCAATATGAACTCCCTGTTTATCTTTATAATTAAATGACTTGGGAAATTTCATATACACGGACTTTTCAGTCCCTCCCTTATCCGGACGATTGTTTGAAATACATTTACATTTATCAGTCATTCCCCCTCCTTTAATCTATCTTTTATGAGGTATAGCCCTGGAACCCTTCGTTCGGTAACGATTCGTTTTCATGCTCGTAAAAGTTTTCTTGTATGGTCCCGCAAACCTTCATATTCTCAACCAAGGTCAGCAACTCTAGGACTTTGTCTTCAAGTTTTGTGCTCCAGTGATTGAAAGTCTCAATCTGACTTTGACTAGTGATATTATCCAGGTCTCCCGGTAAATCCTCATCGCCGGTGTAGGCAAGCATTTTCTCAATCTTCGGCAAAAGCTTCCTCGCTTTTGCCAAGTTCTCCATAAATTCAGAATCAATGCGTTTCATATTCTATTCTCCTTTTTAGTTTTTAGTCGATTGCTCTTTCAAGCTTCGCCTGCTCCTCGACCCAAGACAAGACCCTCCTACAGGCATCCTTAAGTGCAAAAAGGGTAAAACCGGCATTTACTGGTTCAATAATATTGATCGCGTGCCCAGGGTCCGTTTCATTAAGGAAATCACTGAATTTACTAACTGTGACCCGAACTTCTTCTAATGCCTCGTCTTTAGTCATTTTCACATCTCCTGAAAAAGTGTCCATATACTATTCCCTCTCTTGAGTACTGTTTCCATGCCTCATAAACTGCGTTATAAAATGCTTCGTAGCGGTCCCTTCCCGTTTCTTTATGATCGAATAGTTCGCATTTCCATGTTTCATTCCCTTCTTTATCTACATCTAATACCTCCAGCAATAGTGATTCTAAGTCTTCTGATACACACTTATCCCACACCGCAAAAAAGCCATCGGGGGAGTTAATGAATTTTACAATGTCCCCAGTAACATCAGGAGACACCCACGTTTTACATTTTTTACAATACGTCCACCCTAAAACATTCTCTGCTAGCCATTCTGCCATTTGTTTTTTATTCATAAGTTATCTCCTGTGTAAACTTCCTGAATCTCTTCCCATGCTAGACAATCTGCATAGGGGTGGTTTTTATTTAATCTCTGTCTTCCCGTGGCAGTAAATGGATACTCTAAAAGCCATATAGGAGATTTTGATGGGATATTCCATTCACATCTTCCTTCTTTACCCTCAAAGATAGAAAAATTGGCATGATTACAATCCAAACAACTTTTATCCATGTTAAGTCTCCTTTCTCTTCGTTAATGTCCAACTAATCCCCATAGATTTACTGTATCTATGTTTTTATTAGGTTTCCTGTTCCCTGCCCTCCCTTCTCCTCATCTCTTGCACCGGGATAGGGCTCCCACTTATCCTCTTCATAAAGAGTAGAGAGCATAGAGGGATAGATGGAGCTTGATTGAGAGTGTTTACAAAGATAGAGGAACTCACAACCTCCATATTGGGAGCAATTATCAGTATTCTTGGGAAAGAAATCTGTGGAGAAGCATTCCTTAATCCACTTGATAACTCTTCTAATATCTCTTAACCATTCTTCTTTCAAATAAGCTCTATCAAAAGATGCCTTCTCCCTTGTATACTTGATTTGGTGTTTTGTGAAATAGATTTGATTGATTATCCCTCCATCTACCTCTTCTCCTGTCATTTCTTGAAGCGAGTAGGAGTAACCAGCGAGTTGATGGTTCGGTTTGGTAGTTAGGAAGCCACTCCAGCCAGTGGTTTTGTGATCGAGGGGAGATAGGATACGTGTTGATTTAGCTCTAACTGCTAGGTCAACCTTTCCTATGAAGAGGACCTCTTCGGTTTCCTCACATGAGATATCTACAGCGATTTCAAGCTCGGCTCCTTTTGCATAAACCACTTCCCAATTTTCTTGGTCGATGGGATGAAGTTTTATGTAATCTTCGATGATGGTGAGGCCCTTTAAAAGGTTACGAATGCCCTTAGGATCATCCCCCTCATAAGGTAGCCAGTACTCGGTGAAGGCTATTTTACATTGTTCAAGAGTACCACCATCATAATACTTCTGCAAACCTGCATGGATGGCAGAGCCAAACTCAGCCTTGAACTTATTGCTCTTATCTTTACTTGTTAAATGGAGAGCATATCTTAGAAAAAACTTACGGGGGCATCCTTGAAATTCTCGGATCATTGAGTTATCATACTTAGTGAGGGGGCGCATACTAACCTCTTTGAAGGATATGGACGGAAAACGAAAAAAGAGATGGTTTTTAACCTAGAATTTTCTAGAATAAAAACCATCTCGATCTTTTGTTATTACTTTGTTAGGAAAGGAACAGGTTCAGGTAGGTTTAAGTTAAAGAATCCCTCCATGTAGTACTCAACTTAAACCTACCATCCCCCTAAACCATCTCGTATCGTTGCCAGTACAGTGATAGCCCCAGCGGGATTCGAACCCGTATCGTCGGCGTGAAAGGCCGATGTCCTGGGCCAGCCTAGACGATGGGGCCTCGAACGGCTCTAAGCTTCCTTTTCAGCATCATTCTCTAGCAAAGGCCACTCGCCAAAGTATTGAGAAGCTTCTCTCGCCTGGTCCATTGTTAGAGTCCCTGAATCAAGTAATGGAAGCATACGTTTGAATGCATCCAGAACGTAGGTGGTCTTCTTAGCAGACGGCTTGCGGATTTTGTTTTGGAGTTCAACTTTGTAAGCTGCTAGAAAGCGTTTGAAAACTTCTTCCTCGCCACCTACCAACTCTGAGGCTTCACCTAGGTTTTCAGGAATATCACACTCTGCTTCAACTATCTCTTCGTTTTGCTTGCCTCTGTTCGAAATGGCTACGATATTTTCCTGTTTCATCTTTGTTTCTCCTATTCCTTAGTTATTGTTATAAATCTATTCAATTTCATTAACACTACTATATTACTTATAACAAGTCAATGTCTATTTTTCTAGAAATTAACTTTTAAAATCCCTTCATGGATTAGGAGAGTTTCAATCTCTTGTGGGGTTTTGCATTCTAAGATTTTCTTCTGCAAGTTCCCGTCTTGTTTCCTCTCCTTTTTATCATTGGTTTTTAGACTAGGTAGTTTAAGCTTCTTTAACTTTTTAACTTTAGGCTTTTTGATAAAGGAGGCGAGATGGATTCTCATTTTCTCTCCCCTTCCATGCAGGAGAGAGAAGAATGGAACTTTACCAAGTTTGGATAGAGGTGGTTGTAGAGGAGGTCGAGGTGAAGTAAAAGGAGAGGATACAAGAGGAGATAGAGAAGGTATAGGTAAGGACCCGTCCTCAAACTTATCATTGAACAAAACTAAGCCTATCTTGCTTGTTTGCATGATCGTAGTTCCTCTCATTATTGGGCTATAGGAATTGGTATGAGCTTCGGCATAGGGATACCTATGCAAAAACCATACCATTTGGTTTTTGTTGTTTCCTAGCGGTTTTAATAGAGTATGAGGAATTATAGCATTAATCAGAAAGAGATGTCAATGTTTTTCTTCGGTTGTAGGATATTGATTTATAAGGGGATAGGAGGAAGGGGAAAAATAATTGTGGGAAGGCAAGATGAAAATGAGGAAAAATGAGGAAGAGAGGGGACCGGGAAAATTATCCAAACGATCTCGGTCCCCTCCACCATCTTGTTTGAGTTAGTTAATAATAATAAGTACAATCTGCTTGTGTTTTAAGCATCTGTCCTGTTTTCTCGTCTTCAATGTAGGTTACTGGTCCATCTTCTAAAACTCCACTAGGAGTTCCATCATAGATAACTTTACCTCCTGAAATACATTTTACCCTGGATGGAGTTGTAAGTTCCATTTCTAGAGCTTTGATAGTCATGCAGTTTGAGAGGAATACGGTTAGGGTTAGGATAAGGGCTAGTTTCAACATATTCTTGACTCCTTTTCGTTATTAGATTAGTAGATGAAAAGTATTAGATTTACATACAAAACTTCTTTAAGTGTTGGAGAAGGTGATTCTCCAAAGTCAGCTATAAGATAGCTTCTCCACCTATCTTGTGGCTTGGAGGGGTAGGAGATGGGGATGAGGAAGGGATTGTTATGCAACCTTATGCAATTGCATAAGGTTTGGAGGGGGTTGTAGGTTATTGATTCCATAGTAGTTAGGGATATTGGCGAAATCTCGCGGTAGAGGTTTGTAGAGGTATTTTGCTCTAAGTGATTGTTTTCATTAGACGTTGCACAAAAAATGTTTCTACGGGTCCTCTCTCTGTTTTTTCTAGAGAGAAATGATTAGAGTTCGGTGTTGGTGTAA